AATCGCAAAAATAAAAAAAAAAAATCCGCCCAGTTTTACTTGGGCGGACTCTAGTTTTACTTTGCCTTTACTTAACCTTGAAATGGTCTCGGACAGCAAAAGCGCGGTAATTGTATGGCGGCGGCGACATATACTCTTTTGGTGAAGTATTCTTAACAAGAGCGGTAAGAATAGGAACCTCATAGAATTTGGCATCTTCTAATGCTGTATGTGGTTCATCTGGTAAACCTACGCCTAGCAAGTATTTCGCCATAACGTCCGCATTAGTTTTAATTCCCATGTGGCCCGTTTTATTTGTGCGATTTCCGAAAAAGTGATTCTCTAGTGCAAATTGCTTGAAAGCCTTAGTATTTCCCCATTTGGCAACACTAGCGTGCCATAGGCAAAAAGAATCGGGGAACAATTCGTTTGCGATAATGCCCGAATTGTCCATGACGTTTGCGTCAAAAGCCAAGTTATAGGCGGTCAATGTCGGGTTATACTTTGCCTTTACTTTCGACAAAAAACGATTAACAGCGCCAACGCTTGCCAAAACGCGGCGTCCATCTTGCAACATTTGTTCATAGGCGGCATAACGCTTTGGCAATGAAGCGGCAGAAAAAATGTCGTTTTTGTCCCCGTAAACGTGAAACAGCGGATGCGTTTCGCGGTCGCTGAAAAAATCGCCAATAAGGATTCCAGCTTCATGGTGGATATTGCCCTTGCGGTCGGACACAACAATTCCAATATCGGCAACCTTGCCATCTTGTGTTGTTTCAGTGTCAATCGTGACAAAGTATTTCTTAGCAGCCATTTTCGGTTTTTCCTTTTTCCGTTTCCGATGATTCGTTCTACCAGATTGCACGATTGATGCAAGAAAAAAATTCATCTATCGCAACCATTCTGGAAGTTATTTATTTTCATTCTGGATGCGATTGTGGGTTGACAGCACCCACGCGCGCATGGTATAGTTAGAGTAGCGTTTAAAAATTTTCGGCGCCTTTGGCGTGTTACCTGAGTAACACACCTCCGGCCTATTCATCCGCTAGGGTGATTTCAAGCGGCTCGCCGCTATATAGTTTATTCAATAGCCGCATGAATCCAAACAATTCATCGAATTGTGTTTCCGATAAATCGCAATGGCAGACTATTTCGTCTATTTCGCCATAAATAAAATTTATTGTTTCTTTTGACATTTCCATTGCGATTCCCCTTAAATGACAGTCATTTCTTGTATAGAAACAAGGTGTTGTTCCTGTAGTGACTCAAAATTTAATTCCTCTTTTTCGTCTTCGTCTGCATCAACGATAAAGTCCAAAGTATTAAACCAGTCTATTGCATTTTGTCGGGAAGTAAAGATAATGTTATCTTGTCCATAGTCCCATTCAAGCCAAAGTCTAAACAAAGTAATTCTCCTAGTATTGAGGGTAAACGATTAGAGCCAAAAGAATGGTATTTACGAAAAAACCGAATCCGTTGGATACCATATACAAAACGTCTTTATTCTTGTAAGCGCGGACAAAGTAAAGCGCCAAGCCAGCCCAAACTAACAGAACCATTGAAAGCGGCGGCAGCTTGTCGCTATAACCTAGCAGCACCGAAATTGTGGTTGGCAATGTTGCGGATTGCACAAGAATCATTCCAGCCCAGCCGGACAATTCAGCCAATGGCATTGCTTTAATTTTCTTAATCATTTTCTTGTTTCCTTGCTTCGTTTCCATGTCCCCTTATCGGCCATTTTTTGCCCTATTGCAAGAAGTTTATTTATGGAAAAAACCGATTAAAAAAGTTTGTTTAATCGAATTTTTTTGCTTGACAGGCTAAAATAAATCTGCTAAAATCGGCGCCTCTGGCCTCAATTTTCGGCGCCCATCGCCCTATTATAACATGGCGGCGTGGGCCTTGTCAATAGGAAAAATGCAAAAAAAAAAAGCGGGGAACAAGTCCCCGCTTCGTTTCTATCTGAGAGCCTTTAGGCTGCGAGCTTTTCCCGCAAAACCTGCAAAACCAGCTTGGGAGCCTTTTCGAGACCGTCAAGATTCTTGCCAACAATCGAAGCAATATCTTCTACAATCTTTTCCTTAGATTCGATTTTACCGCCAGTCTTGCTGACCTTTTCAGCGGCTTTGTAAATGCCAAGGCGAACCGCCTTAGCGCGAATCGAGCGGACATCTTTACCGAATTTTGCAGCAAAGTCGAGAGCCTTAGCATTGTCAATAATGCCAGCCGCAAGCAATTCAGCTTCCTGCGATTCGGTATAGTTCTTAGGGGTTTCAGTCTTAGCCATGATATTATTTCCTTTGTTATCGCGAGAGGCCCATCCCCTCTTGATGTCCCCTTATACCGCCGCTTTAGCAATCGTGCAAGAAAAAAATTCACGAAAAGCGAAAAATGCGACGAACCGTTCATCGCATTTTTTCATTTAAGGGATTGACAGGCCCCAGCCGCGCGTGCTATAATGATAGTAGCGACTCAAATTTTCGGCGCCTTTTGGGCGCATCAGTCCATTTTAACATATCCTGAATTTTGTGTCAAATAAAAAAAGAGGCTTTCGCCTCTTTTCTTTTAGGCCGCAAGCCTTTCGTTTATCTTGGTTGCGTCATAGCATTTTATGCCTATTGAAACCATTGCATCAATAACCTTTAGGTTATCGTCAAACATTATTGCCTTAGCATCGGCAGCGCAATTGAAACCTTCACCAATGAAATAGGTTTCAAGCAAACGAATCTTAAGGCTTGCATCGGATTCCATATTGCCCATTTCACGATGCAGCAAAGCGTCATAGGGAAGGCGATTAACAGCAAGAAAAATCTTATCGGCTGGCTGGACTGCCCGCGCTGTGCAAACAATAACCTTATGCCCAATTGAAACCATAGCGCGCATTGACTCGGCTAAAGGCAAAAGCGAATCGGACATAATCTTTTCAGCGGTATTGTTAGCGAACCAATGGTCAAGGTCAAGCGAGCCGTCGGCTTTAGTCGCTTGGCGATGCGTCGAATCAATCACAGTGCCATCTAGGTCAAAAATAATGTAAGCCATTTGTTATTCCCTTTCGTCTTGATAAACAATCCTTAGCCGATATTGCGCCCTAGTGTCAACGAAAAAAATCGCAAAAATAAAAAATAAATGCTATTGACAGGCCCTAGTCATACGTGATATATTTAAGGTAGCGTGCAAAATTTTTGGCGCCAATTGGCGGTCTTAGTAGACCGCCAATCCAAAGGCTTCTAAGCCTTCCTCTCCATATTCATTTTCGATTGCGGTAATGACCGCTTCCGTTGGTGAGTCGCCCGATTCAAACATATTGTAATAGTCTTGGTCAGGCCATGTATCGCGGTCTAGGCCAGTGATACGTTGAAAGGCTTTGTCGACAGCGATAAGCCAAGATTCGAAGTTAATCATATTAGTTTCCCCTTATGGTAGATTCTGAAACATAGTAGCGCCGAGCCACATTGTAACCATGAAAGCAATTGAGGCAACAGTAAAAAACCAAACCATCTTACGTTCTTCTCGCATTGCAACCATGCCCCATAAACACGTGAACACGCCAGCGATAGAGGCAAAGTAGATGATAAGAGCAACAACATATTCAACCATAGTCTTATTCCTTTTCGTCTTGATGCACCCTTATACCAATGGGCAATCACCTTGTCAACAATAAAAAATAAAATAAAAATAAAAATTTGCTATTGACATTGCGTTGGAGCTATGCTATAGGGAGGGCGGTTATTAGACTAGTCGGTTTCACGCACGCTGGGACTACTCCGCACGTACTACTTTGGGTAAAAACGCCCAACAAGGTGCTATTTAGAGTCGGCAGTAGCCTTGTTCACCAAGTCTTTATATCCGCGCCAAGAAGGGTGAATATTGTCCGGTTGCAAATAAGTCGTCGAAATTATTCGGTCGCCATAGCTCACCGCCACGCTGCGAACCATCGCGTTCACGCCCAACTTACAAAATCTCACATTGCATGGAGGCATAATCCAGACTACTCTAGACCCCCGAGGAACGCGCTTTCTAATCTTCAGCAGCTCCACATCGGTCTTCACACCAGAATGATCATTCGTCCCCAAACTTATGATAATCGTTTTAGCCGAGATAGGATTCATTCCCCAGCGCTGATTCCACTGCCAAGAGTTTATTCCGCCCTTAGCATATGCCACACACTCCTGCGGAGCAAACATCTTTGTACCCACGGCGATCGAGTCGCCCATAATCAAACATTCTAACATTCGTCTACCTCATCTCCAAATTCAAAAGCTACCTTAGACACCTTCACATTTAACCAAGGCTTTGCCGTCTTTAGCCATACTACCTTTTTCGCGTCAATCTTCCTACGAAGTTGCCGAAGCTCGCTCTCCGAAGTCAAATTGTCTAAGTTTATCAAAACCGTACCACCCTTGATACTAATCCCTCGTCCGCCAGATCCCCGACGTGACTCACAGTGTACTAGTGACACCATTTGTGTTCCCGAGGAGATCAAGCCATCCATCATTAAACACTCTATCATAAAATCTCCATTTAAAAAATCGCGTTGCGAAACCGAATTAGTCCCTCAAAAGCCAACTTGCAATTACTCGAACACACTTGTCGCCCCGATAGAAGAAGCTGTATCCATTGCGATCTTCTCTTCTTAAACCTTCTAGGCTCCAGCCCTCACGATTACCCGCTAGTGCGTATTTCACCGATTAACTCCTGATAAGCTGCCTCTAGTTCATACTCGTCATAGACTTCTTCTAGCGAGCATCCCATACGCTGCATCCAGTTTCCTGATCCAAAGCGATAGTACTCCTCACCTTTCCACTCGATAATCTCGAACTTAGCTTCGTGAAGTTTTTGCATATTGTTGTCCTAGCTTGAAGAGACCAATTGCTGGAAGGCTGATTGGCCATAGGAGTGCTAAAGGTACTGAAAGTGCTGCGAATTTGACAATCTTGTCACCGTCTAGCTCCAGATCTTCCTTTTTCTTCTTACGATATGTAATATCGTATTCGCTTGGTGGGCTGTAAAACAGCTCCTGTTGCTTTGCGCCAGCGTAGGTCACTCTTGCCGCTAGTATTACTAGAAGTCCAATTGTATAAATCATTTAATAAAACCTTTCAATAGTGTACGAAATTCACGCTCGTGTTTAAAAAGTAGCTGGTCGACTGCATCTTTTTCATCTCGCGTGAGAACTTGCTCAATTTGAACCGTCTGGTTGAGCCAGTCAATTTGCCCGGTGTCGATCTGTCCGTGCATGATATACTTATCGTGATTAATGCACACGATATCTAGCCATTCATTTTCCAATTATATACTCCTCTATATGTTTCCAGAATTGCTTAGCATCTTCTGATATGTTTTCTGATAGACCTGTAACTTCGCCCGTATCGCAGTGAACTTTTACGTCGCCGAAGCTGATGTAAATAGGCTTATTAATAGCCGGTACGATAGTCATATCTTTTTCTGTATAAAAATTCATTCTCAGACTATAGTATATTTAACTAGGAAAGTCAAGAAAAATTTATTGAATGGTGAGGAAGCGGTACCTCCTGTAAAAATAGCTTGACCCACGATCCCCTTGCTGGTATAATTCGACTTATGACTCAAATTGCACTAAGACCAGAAGACATAGATATCGCAAATGCTTATTTGACCTATGGTTCTGCCAAGGATACGGCGGACCAATTAGGTGTGCCCGAATACCAAGTCGTGCAGATTCTAGAGCGTTCGGATGTAAAAGACTATATAACAGGCGTCTATTTAGACAGAGGCTATAGGAATAGAAATAAACTAGGCCAAGTTCTTGATAAAATGATAGATGCCAAGCTAGAGGAAGCAGAAGAAAGCGGAATCTATACTTCGAAAGATTTGCTAGAGCTTTTACAGTTCGCTCACAAGATGAGAATGGACGAGCTAAAGAACGAGCAAGCAAATACAGGTCCGACAGTTAACATTGCCAATTTTGGGCAAGGCAACTACGGACAGTTAATGGAACGCCTGCTTAATAATGAAGGCAAGTAAGTAATATACTTATCGGAAAAAGATAATGGAAGTATTTAGAAAAAGAGGTTCAGTGAGCTGGACTGATGAAAACGGTGTTTATTACCGTGTAAGCGAAGCCGAATATGACGCTATGATGGCGGGTAATAGAGTTACTGTTGTTACTGAGGCGGAGGAAGTAGTTCCTACCGTTGAAGAGCCAGTAATTCCAGAAGAACCTACTACAGAGGAAGGTATCTCAAGTCTATTCTCATGAATTGGTTGGGCTTAGAGACTAATGAAAGAAAGAATCTAGCCCTTTGGATGCTGTTTGGCGGAGCAATTATTTTTACTGCTTACGCTACTGCTGGTTTATGGCTCACAGCAAGCGAACCGACTTATGTATTCTGGCTAGCAATAGCCGCTCATATCCAGATCTTTACAATTATGACTGGATATGTTGCACAATTAGTAAAAAGGAGACTACACGTAGGCCGAGACGGTATCGACATAACTGATGCCGTGGACACTCAATATGAAGAGTACACTGATAGCAGTGACAGCAATGATGATGTTAGCAGGATGCACTGAAGCATACCGCTATCCATGTCAAGATCCAAAGAATGTAGCTAACAAAGAATGTATCCCACCACAGTGTGAGATAGAAGGTGGCTGCAGTTGGCAACTATTAGGAAAAGAAGACCCTAAAGTTGTAGAAGAAGAAACCGCTCCTGTAGCAGAAGAAGAAGCTGTAGAGAGCAATGTAGAAGTTGATACCCAGGAGGATCAAGATGGAAATGAATGACGAAAAGCTACGATTTATCGTAGGAATCACCTTAGCTGTAACACTAGTTTTAATCGTAATGACAGTATTGTACAGCTTAGTATTTGTAGTGCAGCCGATCGGCGTGCAGGCACCTAATGATGCCGAGTTCTTTAAGCTAATTAATCCTATTGCAACCTTTATCGTAGGTGCATTAGCCGGTCTTATGGCTAATGGCAATAAGAAGCCAGAAGATACTACTACCCCTGAACCAACAGTAACTGCTCCAACAGAGCCAGATCTTCTACCAGCTCCTGCTGAAGATGAAGAAGAGCACGGACCATTCTAATGTTGAGCTTATGTATCGCACTAGGACTAATACTCGCATCAGGTATCCTGATAGGAGTGGTAGTAGCCTGTAAAAAATTTGGTGATCTAAATAAAGATGGTAAAGTAGATATTGATGATGCTAAGATTGTAGCAGATATTAATAAGGATGGTAAGGTAGATCAGGCAGACTTAGATATTGCTAAGAATGCTATGAAAGAAGCAGCTAAGCAAGTAACAGCTGTACTAGGTGAGAAAAAGAAATGAAATTAACAGAGCACTTCACATTAGAAGAGTTAACTGTATCTCCTACTGCGAAGAAGCTTGGTATTCCTAATACGCCTACTCCAGAACATATTGAAAATATGAGATATGTCTGTGAGAAGATTCTAGAACCTGTTCGTGCACACTTTGGAAAGGCTGTAACGATTAATTCGTCTTACAGATCTCCAGCAGTAAACGCAAAAGTTGGTGGATCAAAGACTTCGCAACACTGTAATGGTGAAGCAGTAGACTTTGAGATCCAGGGCATATCCAATAAGGCATTAGCCGATTGGGTAGGTGATAACTTAGAGTTCGACCAAGTAATTCTAGAGTTCTGGTCTTCGAAAGAAGGAGCCAATTCAGGTTGGGTACACGCTTCTATTAAGCGCAACGGAAAGAACAGAAAGCAGAGATTAATCGCTACAAAGAAAGGTGGTAAGACTACTTATACTCCGGTAGCAGATTTCGATCCTTCTACTGTTCCGGGCGAAGTAAAGCATATTGCAGCTATTGCTAAGCAAGCTGCCGCTGTACCAACCAAAGAGATTGCAGCTACTACAGTAAAGAGTACTAATCCTATAGCAGCACTTCAGGAAAAAGCTGGAGTAGCCGCGGACGGAATCTTTGGTCCAGGCACAATGAAAGCCGCAGCTGATTATTACAAGATGTCAAAGGCTAGAGCAGCTCACTTCTTTGCACAAACTGCTCATGAGACTGGAAACTACAAAGCTTTTAGCGAAAATCTAAACTACTCAGCAGACGGACTAAATAAAATCTTCCCTAAGTATTTCATCAAAGCTGGCAGAAATGCAGCTAACTATGCTAGAAATCCTGAGAAGATCGCAAATGTTGTGTACGCTGGTAGAATGGGCAATGGCCCAGAAGCTTCTGGAGACGGATGGAAGTATCGCGGACGCGGTGCTCTACAGTTAACAGGCAAGGACAACTACGCAGCTTTCTCAAAGTTCTGTAATAGACCAGATGTTATGGACAATCCGGATATAGTAGCGGGTGAACTCGCTTTTGAATCAGCATTGTTCTTCTTCGAAAGAAATAAATTATGGTCAGTATGTGACTTAGGCGTTAATGACGCAGTAATTCTAGCACTAACCAAAAAGATTAATGGCGGAACACACGGTCTAGAAGATCGTAAAGCCAAAACTAAAAAATTCTTCTCTCAATTATAAAGAGGTTTAAATGATTAACGCAAGTTAAGTCTAGTATGCTCTTGGGTATATTAGGCACAGAGGGTAAATATACCCAAGAGACTATGCATGAAAAAAATTGCGATTAGTCTTATGGTAACGGCGGCTCTCCTGCCCACAATGCAGGTAGCCGCCCAAACCTATGACTCTACTACTTTAGTAGATAGTAACAATACTTCTACTAGTACTGTTACATCAACAAATACAAATAACAATACTAATGAAAATACCAATGTCAATACTTCCACAAATACAAACTACAATGTAAATAGTGGTACTACAACAAGTAATACTAATAACGTAAATACTTCGACAAATTCCAATACAAATACTAGTACAAACACTAATTACAATTATGGTGAGACTACTAATAACTCAGTAATGTCTGGAAGTGTGACGTATAATAACAATAATACGACTACTGGTACAAATACTAATTATAACTACGGAGAGACAACTAGTAACTCGGTAATGTCAGGAAGTGTTACGTATAACAATAATAACGCTTCAACTTCTTCAAATACAAACAATAACACCAACTATAACTACGGAGAGACAACTAGTAACTCGGTAATGTCAGGAAGTGTTACGTATAACAATAATAACGCCTCTACCAGTACAAACACAAATAACAATACAAACTATAGTTATGGAGAAGTTACTAATAATAACGTATTATCTGGAAGTGTAAATTATAATAACAACAATACTACAAACGCTACAAATTATAATTATGGCGAAACTACTGTAAACAGTAATTTAAGTGGTACAGTTAATTATAATAATAATAATGTAAACACAAATACAAATAATACTACAAGTAATAATACTAATTATAACTACGGGGAAACGACCACTAATAACAAGTTAAGTGGTAATGTAACGTATAATAACAATAATAATGTGAATTCAACCAGTAATAACACAAATACTAATATTAGTACAGGAAGTATGGTAACTAATAATACCAATAACTCAACTAGTAATAATACAAACACAAATGTTAATACTGGTGACATGACTAATAGAAATATTAATACTTCTAATAGTACATCAAATGTAGCCACAGATAATAAAAATACTAATATAAATAAGAACGAGTCAACTATGAAAGTAGTGCAACCACCTCCAACAGCTATCGCACCATCTATGATGAGTGGTGGTAACGGTGATCTATGTACTACTGGCGTATCAGGAGCAGCTCAAACACAAGTTCTTGGTATTTCAATGGGGGCTACACGTACAGATACTAATTGTGAAAGACTAAAGCTTTCTAAGACTTTATTTGATATGGGCATGAAAGTAGCAGCTGTCGCTACGCTATGTCAAGATCGTAGAGTATTTGATGCTATGATGGCCGCAGGCACACCATGTCCTTACGAAGGTAAGATTGGTGAAGCTGCTAAGACTCTATGGGAAGAAAACCCTGAGAACAAGCCAGGCGAAAAGAAGAAGAAAAAGAAGTGAAAAGGCTTTTAGCCTTAATTCTAGTTTTACAGTCTAGCACTTCTTTGGCTCAGACAGCTACGGAGCCAGAGGCTACGACTGTTAGGATGGGCGACGATGGATATGTCGAAGTCCCTCTAGAGTTTGAGTTCCCTTTATTTCAGGAACTATTCTCCACTTCTTGGATGTATGACAACGGTATAATAAGTTTTATACAACCAGGACAACCTGGTAGTATATCTCCTTACCAATGGAGTGCATTGCCGATAGATCAGGTTGGTGCTAATTATTTTATCGCTTCTTTATGGGCAGATATAGCGCCAAATTCTTCTACTAAGTATACGTATAGCGGGGACGCTACACAAATGAAATATACCTGGACTAATATAGCAGAGTTCTATAGTGCAGGGAGTTCCTCACCTAGGTATAGTACTTTTAGTACAACTATAAAGCCAGATGGTTCAATAGGTACTAGTTTCGCTTCTGTCAATCTACAGACTTCTAATGTATCTTCTGGTGTAGTAGGAAATAAGTCGTCCGGAGAGTTTCAGTCATTTTATTATAGCTCTTATGGCAGCCCTGTTAATATAAGCGACTGGACGTACGTAGGTACTTATGTGCCTCCTCCGCCTCCACCACCACCACCGCCAGAGCCGCCTCCATTACCACCAGATCCTATACCGGTACAAGAGTTTGTTGAAGAACCAACCGTGTATGAGCCTGTAGCTCCGCAGGAATCTGCTCCACCAGCACCTGTAGCTGAGCCGCCTCCTACTCAGACAGTAGCAGCAGCAGCAGCAGAAACACCTACTCAGCAAGTAGTGCAGCAATTAATGGCACCTACGCCAGAAACTAGCATTTCTCAAACTACTCAAGCACTACCCTCAGTTTCCGCACAAGCATCCTCTGATAAGAAAATTGTATCAGTAGATGCTCAATCAATCGCTAAAAATAATCAAAGAAACTTAGCGGCATTAACGGATTCTGTAGTGTCGACTTCTATTCAGGGTTCCATGGAATCTGGAACAAAGTCAGCCGAGTCTAGTATGTCTTCTAGTTCTACTTCAGTATCAGGTACTAGTATCAAGGTAGGCGAACAAACTATAGCAAACGCTGTAGATAGTGTAAATCAAACTCAAAATCAGACACAAAGCATCTCTTCAGCTACGTCAGATTCTAGTAAGTCTACTTCAGCTAGCGCGACTACTTCTTCTACTCAACAAAGTAGAAATCAAACTTCGAAAGTATCTGAGGGAGGCTCAGAGCAGTCGTCTAGTTCTATGACACAGAATAGTGAGAATCAAACTCAGTCAACTTCAAAAGTATATTCGGAAGTAGCACTTGTTTCTACAAACACTACGGCTACTCAAGATCTTTCGAGTCAAATGCAGTCCACAGGACAACAGGAGACTTATCAAGCTACAGCTGTAGATCAGTATGCTTCCTTGATACAGCCACCTGTGTTCACACAGGAGCAGCAAGAGGATACTCAAGTAGTTGAACCTACTATTCAAAGTCTAGAAGATACTTTAGCTATGTTTAAACCTTATGCAGGCGCGTCCGATGTTTCATCGGAGACAGCACAAGATTTTATCAATAGTCAAATAGACGAACAGACTTCAATTGCTAATGTAAGCACTGAAGTGGCTAATATATCGGTTACAGATGATATAAATCCTACCAGTATAAGAAGCTTATCAAATGCAGTACTAGCAATGAGAGCTATCGAGGAAGAGGAACAAAAGAAAGAAGTCGCTGATAAAGTTCCAGATAATGACCCTGCATTAGCAGAATTAGCAGAATCAGGAGCTAAACTAGAGGCCTTACAAGTAGTTCCAGTTGGATACTTTAACTATCTGAATTTAGCGTATAAAGATGTGGCTTTCTATAAAGATAGAAAAATTTACAGAAAACAAAAGGTTGTAGACAACCTAAGAATTCTTAGAGCAATCAATGCAAGAGACAATAAGACGTTCTCTAGTATGATAAATTCTCAATATAATTTAGAGGATTTCTAAGGGTTTGGAGTACTCAGTATGAGTGATGAAGAAGAAAAAGAAGGTACCTCTCTAGAAATTGGTGGTATAAAGTTTACTGGGGGGAAGATGTTTGCAATCCTTACAGCTTTATCCGCCGCAGTCGGTACTTTGTATGGCGGTTTCGAAGTATATAAAGATTACATGGACATGAAGCAACAGATTCAAGAATATGTTGCTCCTGATCTAAGTAAGTACGATACTGAGCTTGGTGTCATGAACCAGAGAATGGAAAACACCGAGCGACTAACTAGAAGTAATAGTGAAATGCTAGGTATGATGAGCGACAGCATGCAAAGAGGCGTATCTAGTGCTATGAGAAGCGTTGACGTTATGGATACTAGAACTCGTGAAAACGATAGAGCCATGTCTGTAGCCAATAGAGAGCTAATGAACGAGCTGAAATCTTTCGACAGAGAGAATCAAGCTCGCATGAAGCAACTAGAAGCATCAACAGAAGAAAGAATACAAAAAACATTAGCTAACCCATTAGCTGATGATGAATAAGGAAGTTTATACCTAAATGTTAGTAAGTAGAGCAGATATTCCCACAGACGTAATCGTCCAGTACCCTCAGGCATTTATGAAGGTACCTATCGGTAATTATCTAAAAGAATTAGACGTAGACCCATTGCCATCACAGATAGCACTAGTAAATGGTATAAATAATCCAAAGTACCGCTTTGGATGTGCTGCTCTATCTCGACGTCAAGGTAAAACTTATATAGCAAATATTGTGGGCCAGGTAGTAGCTTTAGTACCTGGCTCACATGTGCTTATCATGGCTCCAAACTATTCTCTATCTCAGATTTCTTTTGATCTACAAAGAAACCTAATAAAGAAGTTCGGACTAGAGGTAACTAAAGATAATGCTAAAGACAAAGTTATTGAGCTATCTAACGGCTCCACTGTCAGAATCGGTTCAGTCAATCAAGTTGACAGTTGCGTTGGTCGTTCATACGATCTTATCATTTTTGACGAAGCCGCGCTAACAGATGGGATGGAAGCTTTCAATGTAGCACTTCGTCCTACACTTGATAAGCCTAATTCAAAGGCGCTATTTATTTCGACTCCTCGTGGTAAAAACAATTGGTTCTCAACTCTCTTCGATAGAGGATTTAGAGACGATTTCCCCGAGTGGTTCTCTGTAAAAGCGACTTGGAAAGATAATCCAAGAATGACAGAGAGCGACGTTGCCGAAGCTCGTCGCTCCATGAGCGAAGCTGAATTCCGTCAGGAATATGAAGCCGACTTCTCAATCTTCGAAGGTAAGATTTGGCAAGTACAATCAGAGTGTATACGTCCATTTGAACTTAATTTTAAGAAATGCGATGTGTTCGCAGGGCTCGACCTTGGATTTAGAGATCCTACTGCGATGTGTGTAGTAGCCTTCTCATGGGAAGATGAAAACTTCTACCTATTAGATGAGTATCTAAATAATGAAGAAGTTACTTCCGGACATGCGCGAGAGATAAAGAAGCTAATAGATAAGTGGAACATCGACTATATCTATATCGACTCTGCCAACCAGCAGCAGAGATATGACTTCGCACAAGAATACGATATACCTACTACTAATGCTAAGAAATCAGTATTAGATGGAATAGGCTATATTGCCTCATTGGCAGATAATAACAAAATTATTATCGACCCAGAATTACATCACGTGCTTCACGCATTCGACCAATATCAGTGGGATCCGAATGGAGCACTACAAAGGGAAAAGCCCTTACATAATGATGCCTCGCACATGGCCGACGCTCTTAGGTACGCGCTTTATAGTTATAAAACTAACGTAGGAGGTTTTTAATGATCGTTTTGATGCAAGGAGAGAGTCTTCTCCTACCTGCTACTGTTACTGGATCTAAATCGCAAATAGAAAATCTAACAGTAGAACTAAAGAGATCTACACGTGGAGAAGTTCCACCAGAATCAGCGGCTACAGTAGCTACACTAGCTATCCAAAATTATACCGCCGATGAAATAACAAATGGCTACTTATTCAGCCTAGATAACACTACTACTCTAGCATTAGGGATCTACTATGTTAACTATTCATATGAAGTAGGTAATAGGATTTATAAAGGTACGCCATTAAGAGTAGTAGTTAAAGAGAGCGTTATATGATTGTACTACAGCCTCAGATAGACGCTAGAGCAGTAAAAGTAGATTGGTATTTTGCTGACGAGAGACCTAAGGTGGATGACGGATCCCCTAGAGAAGTTCATCCAAGCTTTATTTTAAACGAGAGATACGAAGTTTGGTCTTCTACGGAGTGGTAATATGGCATATGTAAGATTTTTTAAAGTAACTAGTTTGCCCGTTACTCCAGAGCCAGATGCATTTTATTATGTGGAAAACGATGAGTACGCAGAAGCTTATCTCACCGATACTTCAGGTGTAGCAAAAAAGATTGGTAATACAGATATGATTGAAGAATTAACGCAAGACATTAATGCGGGATTCTTCAGTTAACAAAATATTACCGTACCATCGGCAATTTGCACCTTGACTTTCGATCCTCAAACTAATATAATTGCAAATAACAAAAGGAGAAAAAATGTCTGGAACAGCATTATTGCGCGACCCTATCAAATATGTTAGGGACCGAGCAAAGGCCAGATACAAAAAAGGATCTCATTGTGAAATTTGTGAGACCACAGATAACCTTGACTTTCACCACTATTATACGATGACTCCATTGTTTAATAAGTGGTGCAAGATTAAGGGATATACAGTAAAAATTGTTGACGATATCTTAAACATTAGAGATGAATTTATCAAAGAAGAAGAGGATAAAGTCTACAACAAAACAGTAACTCTGTGCCACGAACATCATATGAAGCTCCACAGTGTATATGGAAAAGACCCAGCTCTGACTACCGCTGAAAAGCAGATGAATTGGGTACGGATTCAAAGGGAGAAGTATGAAGCTAGGAAGTTGGCTAGTTGAAAAGTTAAATCCGGCTCAACGATGGATAGCTCAAGAAAACCCTGAGAGTTCCACAACAGAGCCAGAACGCACATATATTTTCTACTATGAAGCCTTAGAAATCGTTAACCGAGCAGTTAATATGGTTGTAGATGATGCAGCAGAAATTAACTACGCAATCGGCACAGAAAAAATCGGGTTTCCAGTAGTAAGCGGGGTTAAGAGAAAAACAGTTGAGACACTGTTAAATGTTCAACCTAACCCCTATCAAGATATTCATTCGTTTAGACGAAATCTTATAATGGATTTCCTACTAGACGGAAACATGTTTATGTATTTTGATGGAGTATATCTCTATCACTTACCAGCAAATAAAGTCACAATTCATGCCGATCCAGAAACATACGTGGAAAGATATGAATTTGACGGAAGATTAGACTATTTCCCTAATGAAATAATTCATATTAAGGATAATAGTTCACAATCAATATACAGAGGATCATCTAGACTAAGACCAGCTGTCAGAACTATGAAGCTGATGAAGTCTATGAGAGATTTTCAGGATAACTTCTTTAAGAACGGGGCAGTACCTGGACTTGTAATCAAGCACCCAGATACTCTTAGCCAACGTATTAAAGATCGTATGAAAGAAGATTGGAAACAAGCCTATAGACCTCAGTCTGGCGGCAGAAACCCAATGATTCTAGACGGCGGCATGGAGGTAGATTCTATCTCGAATGTTAATTTCAAGGATCTAGACTTCGGTGCATCAATTGATGCCAACGAAAAGATTATTCTAAAGGCTCTTGGAGTTCCTCCTGTTCTCATTGATAGTGGAAATAACGCTAATCTAAGACCAAATCACAGATTATATTATCTCGAAACAATTATTCCAGTAATAAAGAAGTTAAACTCTGCATACCAGATGTTCTTTGGATTCGAGATTTTTGAAGACGTAGCCGGTATTCCAGCTCTTCAACCAGAATTAAGAGATGAAGCAGCTTATTACTCCACACTAGTTAATGGCGGAATTATTACTCCGAATGAGGCTAGAAAGGGAATGGGCATGGACCCTCTCGCTACAGATGGTGATGAGATCCGCATACCGCAAAATATTGCGGGTAGTGCGGCGAATCCAAGTACAGGCGGAAGACCCGCAGGGGATAATAATGAGTAGACAAATTTTAATCGAAACATTAAAAGATTACTTTACCGCAAAAGGTAAGTTTCTTACAATGGACGAGTACAAAGAACAAGCAGACGCTCCTTACCGCTTTCAGATTGTTAAAAGAACAGTAGGAAGTTGGAGCCGTCTAAAAGGTTTAATAGGTGATATTTCAGCTCCAGTAGCTGCAGTAGCTCCAAAGCAACCAGCACCTAAACCAGTAGCTGCTAAACCAGCTCCTGCTGCTCCAGAAGCAGAAGCAGGAGCGACAGAAGCTAATGGCTAAAGTAGGTGGAGAGGAAATAAGCCTCACCCCTACAGACAGCATGGCTAGTGAAGCACAAAGAGGGCTTGACTGGAGAGAAGATGGATTTGACGGAGGTACGCCAATTGGTTTAGCTAGAGCTAGACAATTAGTGAATAGACAAGAGCTATCACCAAGTACCGTACGAAGAATGCACAGCTTCTTCAGCAGACATGAGGTGGATAAACAAGGCGAAGGATTTAGTCCTGGTGAGCCTGGTTATCCTTCAAATGGCAGAGTAGCCTGGGCTTTATGGGGTGGTGACGCCGGTCAGACATGGGCAAGAGCAAAATCAGCAACTCTAGATAGACTAGAAGGTAAATCTATAGACTATACTAAAGAGTTTTCAGAAGATTTTGGCTCTTCATGTCCAGCAGTTACACATGACGAATTACTCAACGTACAGAATCATTTAGTAACAATACAAGAAGCAAATTTAGGACCAGCAGATCCTACAGCTCCAGAGAACGAGTTCTGGGCCAATATGGCCGAGACATGGTCTATGTCAGAGCAGGAAGCAAGAGCTCGTCAGTGTCAAAACTGCGAATACTATAAGAATAGTCCTAAAATAATTGACTGCTTAAATTCTTCTGAATTTAAAGCATCAATGCTTCCAGTAGAGCCTAAGTGGGCAGATACAGATCCAGTAAGTGGATACTGTACTAAGTTTGACATAACTTGCTCTGCTAGACGTACTTGCTCAGAATGGGATAAACAAAAGTTTATGCCAGAAGATGAAGATGAGGAAGGTCAAGACGAGTCTTCAATGATGGAGCTAAGTGCTAGAGGAAAAGCTATGAACAAGATTTTTAAGTTAGATTCTTCTATTAAATCTATTAAAGAAGATGAAGACGAACTAAAAATTACAGGTTACGCAAGTACAAATGCTATGGATAGATCATGCGATCGCATACTTCCAACAGCTTGGACTAAAGGCGGACTAAAGAATTTCAAAACAAATCCTATACTATTATTTAATCATAACTATGACAAGCCAATAGGCAAAGTAATAGCAATGGGTACGGACAGTAAAGGGCTACAGATTAAAGGAGTCATCAGTAAAAGCGCTGGCGACGTCTATAATCTTGTGAAGGAAGGTGTTTTATCAACTTTCTCAGTCGGATTTTTAATCAAAGACGCAGAATACGATAAACAGGTCGATGGGCTAGTTGTTAAAGACGCCGAACTCTTAGAGGTATCAGTAGTATCTGTACCTTGCAACCAAGATGCTACATTCTCGGTAGCTAAGTCATTCGATAATCAGGATGATTATCTAAAATTTAAACAACAATTTTTTGACAATGCTCTAGGTGGTCAGCCTCTCGCTGAAGAAACCAGAGGCTCATCAGAGGACGCTGCAAAAGAAAAGGCGTCAAGGAAATTAACAATGGACGAACAAAACGATATGATTCAGAAGGCCGTAGCTGCTGCTCTAGAAGCCTCAGATAAGGCTCGCGCCGAAAAGGCTGCTGCTGAGCAAGCAGAAAAGAAGGCTGCTGAAGAAATGGAAGCTAAGGTTGCTACTGCTACTGCAAAGGTACTAGCTTCTTCAGAAGAAAAACTTTATGCTGAACTAGAAAAGCGCTTCCAGGATAAGGAAGTAAACCTAGAAAAGGCTCTAGAAGGTCTACGTGGCGAACTAGCTGAAAAGTCAGTTGAACTACAGGCTATCAGCCAGTCAAAGAGAGTATTCTCAGACCGTAACGATAACGGAAGCTGGAAGAAGACTTTCGCTCCTGATATGGAAAATGCATACCTACTAGGACGCATCACAAAGAAGGGATATGACACAAACTTTGGTCGCTCACTTCTAGAAAAGGTAAACGCTCACTCATCAGTTCAGGTCTCATCAGCAGACTTCGAACAGGAAGTTTCATCAAACATCGAACGCGACATTCAGAACGAACTAATCCTCGCTCCAATGTTCCGTGAAATCGCGATGAACACAGCTTCAATGATCCTACCAATCATGCCAGATAGCGGCTACGCCGAAATCACAGGTAATGCTGGATCAACAGACGCAACAAATCCAAATGGTACACTAGAATCACGCGGCGGAACAAACCGTGGCGGTATCGCTCTAAGCGAAGTCGAACTACGTACTGTAAAGATGGTTGCAAAGAGCTATCTAGGCAACGAAACAGAAGAAGATGCAATTCTTCCTATTCTTCCACTACTACGTGAAGCAATGATCCGCTCACACGCACGTGGCGTAGAAAATATGATCCTACTTGGTGGACACGCAGACGGCGCTTACTCAAGCATCACAGCTGCTTCAGGTCTTCTAAAGTATGCATCAAGCAGCTCACGTGATGTAGCTGCTGCCGGTACTGCAACAGCTCTAACAGCTGCTGCGCTACTTGGTCTACGTAAGCAGATGGGCAAGTATGGCCTACGTGCTAATGATGTTGCTTACATCGTTTCACAACAGTGCTACTTTGAACTACTAGAAGATGCTGAGTTCCAGGACTTCAACCTAGTTAACACCCAAGCAACAAAGCTAACTGGTGAAGTTGGTCAGGTATTCGGTTCAGCAGTAATGGTATGTGACGAGTTCCCAACAGCAGCCGCCGGTAAGTATCACGCTCTAGCTGTCAACAAGCGCAACTTCGTAATCCCACGTCAACGTGGTGTTACTGTAGAAAGCGACTACCTAGTTGAAGATCAGCACAGAGTGCTTGTAACTTCACAGCGTCTTGGCTTCAAGGAAATCATCCCAGGTGCTAAGTCTGTAATCGGTCTAAAGTACGCTGCTTCATAATTGAAATAGCTGGGAAGGGGGTTGCTGCTACCAGCAGCCCCCTTTCTTATTGGAGTAAAATAAATGACAGCATTAATTAGTTTAGCAGATTATAAATCCTATAAGAAGATCGTCAAAACGGATAGTGATGAGGAACTAACAAGTCTTATAGAATCTATAAATGCTCTAGTTAAAACATATTGCGGTCATTCATTTATTGATTACTACTCTACTCCAAAAGTAGAGACATTCAATATAAAAGAGTCCCAGCACGCTATTTTATTAAATGAGTGGCCCGTAAGACAAGTACAATCAGTACAAGTTAGAACAGCCTATAACGAACCTTATGAGACAGTCAATGCCAGTGAGTATTTTGTAGATTCTACTATAGATACTATATTTATGCATAGTGGCTATTGGCAATCAGGATTCGGAGCTGTAAAAGTTACGTATACAGCAGGGTATGATGATACTCCAGCGGACGTAAGAGTAGCTGCACTAGACCTAGTACACCACTACTTTAAAGAAGAATATAAAGAAAGAAAGTCAATTGGCACCGCTTCTATTGATACTGGACTTAGTAAAATGGGAACGTCTAAGTGGCCTCCTCATGTAATGAGGGTCCTGGATCTCTATAGAAATGGCTAAGAAAAATCTAGAAGAACTACTAGGACTTATAACTAAAAAGGTAGAGAAAAAAGATGCAAATCGAGAGTCTCTAAACTTAAAGAGCCATAAGTATGTTGTTTCTTTCTCTCAAGTTCTGAATGAAGTGTACGACCAAGTAATTGGAAGCGAAACTTCAAAAAAGATTGATATACCTAGAAGTATATTGATTGATCCTGTAAAAACATATTGTGAAGGATTATATAGTACTTTTCAAACTTTTCAGTCAAAAGAAACTAAATTTAATGTAAACGTAGTTGGCGTATCAGATAAGTTATTCACAGTATTTATTAGTACCAGAGTCGAAGGTTCTGGTGACGTGTTTAAAACTGCTATTAAGAATAGAAGATTACCTCACCTTAAAAAGCTCAGAGAAGATGTTTACGAGGCTGTTAAACAGCACCTTATATCTACTAATCAATATAAAACTAAACAAAGAAATCTTTATCGAAGAGTGAAGGGCTTCAAAGATACTAGAGGAGTAGTCCAAGGAGGGCTACTAGATCTAGGTCATATGGAAGGCACTAGCGTAATTGAGAAAGAACTTTTACCTAGCCAAGATAAGTTTATAAACGTAATAAATTCTCTACCTCCTACAAGATTAAAAGTAGCAAAAGAAGTATTAGCAAAACTAGACTTTAAAATGTCTACTAATAAAGGACCTACTATGAGAGATGGTATACTATATGTTACTGTCTTTGACCAAAGTAGAGACAGAAATAGTAGGCAAGCGAAAGAAGAAAGGCAATTAAGATCGAAATTCACTACGGCCATAACGGAAGTTTTGAATAGCGTAGACTTTATAGACTTCGAGTCTTCCCCTAGTGTTAGAACTATAACCAAAGGAATACTACACAGATCTTTCGAAAATACTAAAGTAGGTAAAGTAAAAGGCGTGGACAAACAAGCAGTGCGTGCCTCTAAAAAGAGTTATACTTCATCTGCTACGAAAGAGATTAGTAGTAAAATTACTACTTCTCAGCAAAATGAAACACTATCGGATAGTGTAAAAGTAAATAAGTGGAGCGGGCAGACACAAGAAGAAACCCCTCAACGTCAAAACTGGTCAAGTCTTTTACCAATACTTAACGCTAAACTTCCTCCAAGAGTAATTGCTAATATGAAGTATCCATCTCTAGTAAATAGAACTGGTACTTTCGGTAATTCCGCAAAAATAGTTAATGTAGAACAAACAAGGGAAGGATTTCCTACTTTTGTTTTTGACTACGAAAGAGATCCATACGATGTATTCGATCGAACTTTAGGTCGCTCCCCTTGGAACACTCCTCAAAGAGACCCAAGAGCTTTAGTAGATAAATCAGTCAGAGAGCTTGTCAGGGAGATGGCAATTGGCAGATTCTATACAAGGAGAGCCTAATGAATAAAACAAGACGAAGCTCTATTATAGAAGCTTTAACAACGAAGCTAAAAGGCATAAGCCTTGTTAATGGCTTCTCAACAGATCTAGGTGAACAAGCCTTTTCAAGAATGAGATTCTGGGATGAAATATCCGAATTTCCTTGTCTATGTATTGTAGCCGGACCAGAGTCTATCGTTCATCAAGCCGCAGGGCTTAAGGATAGATATCTAGATGTAACTCTTCGAGCATACGTGAACGAAGAAGACTCTATATTAGCTCTAGAACGACTTCTCGAAGATGTCGAAATAATCTTAGATAACAATGGCAGGTTGGCATACGAAGACTCTTCAGGCAATCTGAGCTATACAAGAGACATAATCATAACTTTAATTGATACAGATCAGGGAGCTCTAGCACCATTAGGTGTAGGAGAAATGACCCTACAAGTTAAGTACTAAAAGTAGTACTTAGGAGAAATAAAAATGGCAGTAGGTGACTCAAACCTTTATTTCAGTAGAGATACTAAGGTATTCCTATCAAAGAATGGCACTATCTGGGAGATCCCTGTTCTAAACGGATATTCGTTCTCTCAAACTACAAATTCAAGCACAATCACACTATCAGAAATGTCTGATGCTACAGGTGCTAGCCGTCGTGGTCAGCGCGTGTTCAACGACTCAGTTTCACCATCAGAGTGGAGCTTCGATGTATACGTACGTCCAACACTAAATACAACTGTTAAGGCTGTGGAAGAAGCACTATGGGCTAACTTTGTTGCAGCTAACACATACGCTACAGGCGAATGGACAAAGGCAGTAACTCGCGATGCAGATGCTCTAGACTTTGACTTTGCTGATTCAAACGTATCTGAACTAGGTACCTTCGATCTATACTTCGTACTTGGTGGAAACCAAGCAGGTGCAGGTCCACAGAATTACACTGCAAGTGATGTTACAACAATCTACAAGATTCCAGGTTGCGTAGCAAACGAAGCTACAGTTAACTTCGAAGTAGACGGTATCTCAATGATCTCATGGTCAGGTATGGGTGGTAGTATTGCGGAACAAGCTTCATTCGACGCTTCAGCAGCTATTACAACTGGTATTACTTCAACAAGTAACTATATTCGTAACCGTCTAACTGCTCTTAAGGCAGTAAGCTCGGTTTCAGGTAGCTCAAAGACTTACAATATCGTTCTAACAGGCGGTAGCTTAACTCTAAGCAACAACATCAGCTTCCTGACACCAGAAAGCATCGGCGTTGTTAACCAGCCAATTGGTCACATTACAGGTACTCGTTCAGTATCAGGTTCATTCACTTGCTACCTAGACGAAGCTACTAACGGATCAATCGACTTACTATCTGATCTACAAGGCGCTCTAACAACAGTTACAAACTCCTTCGCATTGGACTTCTATGTCGGTGGTAAGGATGGAGTAAATGATGCTCCTGTAGGTCCTGGCGTACAGTTTAAGATGGGACAGTGCCACCTTGAAATTCCAACCATTAACAATGACGATGTTATTGCTCTAGAGGTTAATTTCACGGCGCTACCATCCAATATCAGTGGTACGAACGAAATCCAGAAGATTTCTTACGTAGCTGCCTGATAAAGGTCATAGAAAAATAGTTCTTGACTTTTAGAACCATACAATTTATAATTGGATAAATTCGGGGAGCAAAAGTTCATTTTGCTCCCCCTTTTTGTAGGATATGTACAACTTTAAACGTAATTCAAAACTGTATTTAGTTTATGAGGGACTAAAATATAGGTTGGAGGTATATCCTGATCTTTCTGTATCACAAACCTTTAGTGAACAAGGAGTACCTAGAAAGACTTTACATACTCAAACTGACCTGCATGAACATGCAGTTATTACTAGAGCTAATGTAGCAAGTTTTTCTTTTACAGTACCTTTTTTCGACCAAAGTACTATACAAAAAGAATTGGAGTTATCAACCTCATATACTAATGGAGTTACTCCATA